CCGGTGCGCCAATGTTCTATGGGTTCAATTCCCAGGCGGTTCACCTAATCTGCTTGAACGGTAGTATAAATAATGTTCATTTTCGTCTTTATTACAGGTTTTTAAATATGTTTTTTGAAAGAATATGTTATGAAGTTGGTTCAGCTACTGCTGAAATCTTTCTTTTTACTTTTGTCGGTCCAAGCGGTTATACTGCGTATAAATGTTTGTCGAAGGTTGCTAATTTACACAAAATTGATTCTGATGACGTCGACGTGCTAAGTAATAATTTATTTGAATGTTTACCTTTTATTGAATAAGTTACTTTTGTTTTTTTAATAATGGATGGTGATATGGTAAATTTTTCTTTTATACGTAGAGGCGCATCTTTCTTCATTGCTGGTTTCACAGATAGATTCGCTAGTAGAATTACCGGTAAGAAGAAGAGTTTTGGAAAATGTATTGCAGCAAAATTTAATGAATGTGAACCTTGGACTGATCATTTTGAAATTTCTTCTTTAGAAATGATCAATCAAGCTTTAGCTGAAAAAGATTTTGCCTCTGCGAGAGGTCTTGCCGCATTTGGAGTTGCGGAAGGTGCTTCACCATATTGTGTTAAGATAACTTCTCTCGCAATTGAGTTATTATCTGAAGGTGAAGAGGTTATTTTTAACCTCTTCACTTTTGGAATAGAATAATGTTTTAATGGAGGTATTATTAGTGAGTTCAGATGATGATATGATTAACATCAATAAGGCAAGTGTTTTAAAATATTTGAATAAACTTAAAGATAAAGAGTTAGCTTCACATTATACGTTTAATGAAGAATTGTCTTTCAACTTCAGTAGTGGTGCTTCAATTTCTGAATTTCTTAAGTGTAATAAGCCAATTAAAATGTCATTTAAGAATAATTGTCTTTATTATACTATAGACGGTGAAGACATAAATGAGGAAGTTTTTGATATTGATGTTGAAAATTCTTTTGTAGAATCCGATAAGTGGTTGTACGATAAAATAGTTCGAGTTGAAATGATATTCCCGAATGTTGCTTCAAGTAAAATTTCAAACGAGATGTCTAGTTTATATATATGTTTAGTTGCTGCAAGTGTTTTTGGTAATTCGTTTGAAGATGAACTTAATGAAGTAATTTCTACTTATGATTTTAAAAACTGGGTACAAACTGATGTTGACGCGTTAAATTTTTCTGCGTTGTCTTCTGAATGGATTCAGTTGGGATCAAAATCGATGAAGATGGTTTGTGCAGCTGCGAAATACGCACTTGTTCGTGAAAAATCAAAAAAACAACTTCCATCTCTTCTGGACTTACCAGAGGAAATGGCTTTAAAATTAAGTAATTTGAATCGGAAGATTTCTGATGTGCGTTACTTGTACGATGAAGTCAAATTGTCTCCTGTTGAACGTTCTAACTTATCTAAGCTCGATGTGAAGATCTTAATAGGTGAGCGTGATTCAGAAATCCAGAAACTTATTGAAAGTGATAAACAAATTCACCAGCTATGGAGACTTACTAATTTAAATAGTAATGTTATTGATCCTGGTAGTTTGCGGAATTATATTCTTGTTTCTCGAAAAGAATCAATTCAAATTTTTGGTGAAATATACGGACGTGACGTTAACCGTGAGAACATTAATGATAAAATGCTTTTAAAGAAGCTTCAGAATAAACTTAAAAAAGAAGCGATTCGCGCTACTTTGAATAAGATTTTTGTTGAAGAAGTTAGAGTATTTAAGAATGACCCTACAAGTTACGTCGCTCCAAATTTCGTGTAAAACGTCGTATGAAATTTCTTGTTAGTAACTTTGAAGCGTTTTACTCTCTTTCATGTGATTATTTACGCTCTAATTGCAATAGTTCTTTTAAAAATCCTGAAGTTGGTGTTCCAAACTTTTACAAGAAAATTCATTCCAAAGTTAATACAATACGTGATTCTAAAGATTTTACTAATTCGAATCGCAAAAAACGTAAAAGTGTTAACTATAAATATGTCTTCAACAAAAATGGTCTAATTTCTAGAGATAAGTTTGAAGGTGATCTATTTGACGTTGATGGTCTTAACGTTTTTAAACATAAAGAACTCTCAGATGTAAGAACTTCAACAAGACCTCAGAAATTTTCTAGACCCCCAGAAATTTCAACTGATTTTATTCATCAATTCCCTGAATTATTTAGTGAGTTTAATGAATTTGATATTGATAAACACCTTATTGTTGAAGGTTGCTTTGATAGTAATAGACATACTATACAAGCTCAAATGAATTGTAAGAATTTTCTTGGTGGTGTAACACCAGATTTACGGCATTATTCTTTAATGTCAACTGCAATTAGAGATGTAATTAGAAAACTTAAAATTGAAGAATTTAAAGGTGTAGATATTACTGATATTCGTGATTTTGATTTCAACCTTGAAACAAAACCTGGGTACAGATATGAACACTATTTAAATAAAATCAAGAAGGAAGAGTGCGTGGATGAAGCTGTGTTTTTAGCCGAAGAAAGATACAGTAAAATTGTTTCTGCTACAAAACAAGGAAGAGTAATAACTAGAGAAGAAATTATTCCTGGTATATATACTATTGGTGCTAGAAATAAAAGAGAGGATGACATTTGTGAGGGCGATTTAATTACCTCTAGAGCTGTCCACATGCCTGAGTTTCACGTTGAGTTGCATAGTGGAATATTTAGTGATTTACTTACTACTTGTTTCGTTGAAAAGGGTAAAGGTCCATTGTTCATTGGAAACTCATTTTTAAAAAGTGATCGCTTTGAGACACTCCTTATTAATAATGAAGTTGCGTTTGAGGGTGATTGGAAGAAGTTTGATTCCACACTTTGCAATTCATTAATTACGATGGCTGTGTGTATTTGTCGTTTATATTTTCCA